TCAGTCGCTACCTCTACACATAGATGCGCACATCGAAACCCAAACCTAGCTCAAGTCCCATCGGATGAGAGATTCCGAAGACTATTTTTACCAACTCCGGGTCAAGTTATGGTCGGGGCTGATCTTAGTGGGATTGAGCTTAGGATGCTTGCTCACTATCTTGCCCGTTACGACAACGGACAGTACGCAGACATCCTGCTTAACGGAGATATCCACCAAGTAAACGCAGATAAGATTGGTATCAGTAGAAAGCTAGTCAAGACAGTTACTTATGCGTTTCTGTACGGCGCTGGCGATGAAAAAATCGGACACAGTTATGACAAACTTCTTTCATCCCAAAGAGCGAAGGCCAAGGGAAAAGAAATCAGGAAAGCGTACATCGACGCGATTGAGGGCTTGGATATTCTCCTTGCCGCGATTAAGTCTGCTTCAGAAAGAGGCTTTGTACACTCTATTGACCAACGTAAGATCCTTCTAGACAGTCCTCACAAAGCTCTGAACTATTTACTTCAGTCAGGTGCAGGCTGTGTCGCTAAACAATGGATGCTTATCAACGACCAACACATTAAAGAGATGCAGTTATGTTGCTCTCAACTAGCTTTTGTACACGATGAACTCCAATTTGAATGTGACCCAGACCACGCCAAAGACTTATGTTCATCCCTGGTACTCAGCAGTACAGAGGCTGGAGAATACTACAACATGCGAGTGCGTATCGACGCCGAAGCAACAACCGGAAAAAACTGGAGTGAAACCCATTGAATGAAATTACTTATTGATGCCGACTATGTAGTCTACAAATGTTGTGCATCAGCAGAATCAGAGATAGACTTTGGAGAGGATGTTATCCTTGTTACCAGTAAATTCTCAGACGCCATGTCATGTGTGCGGAGAGAGCTAAAAAAAATAACACAAAATTTTTTTGACCCTGAGGTACTTCTGTTTTTTTCAGACAGTAAGAACTTTAGGAAAATCATCCAACCATCATACAAAGGCCATCGTAACCGTAAAAAACCTTGTGGATACAAGCGTGTAATTAGTGCTCTTGAAAAAGAGTATGAGGTTATTAAGATGCACTCCCTAGAGGCTGATGATGCCCTAGGAATCTACGCCACTTGTTACCCAGGTAATGTCATTTGCTCCCCTGATAAGGACATGAGACAGATACCTGGTCAACTGTTTGACATGTCTGACATCACGACAGTCTCTCCAGAAGATGGAGCTAAGTGGCATCTAATCCAAACCCTAGCAGGAGATCAAACAGATGGATACGCCGGTGTACCTGGTATTGGTATCAAGCGAGCCGTCACACTCTTTGAAGATAAAGGTTACACCTGGAAAACCGTGGTGGAAGCTTTTAAGGACAAAGATCTTGACGAAGCTATGGCCTTGGAAAACGCTAGACTCTCAAGAATCTTACAATCCCAAGACTATGACTTCGAAAAACGAGCTCCCATCTTATGGACTCCCAGCGCCGATTACCGAGTTGACTATTGAACAAGACTTCAAGTGTCGTAGGATGGAAGACCTCCTACCTACTGCACAGAAAGAAGATATCATCACCCTTCTGATGGCACTACAACGTCAGAACTTTATCCTTGGTAACAACCTCACCCAACTATTGAAGCAATGGAACAAACCGGACCATCGTACTACCGACGAGGTTCTATCGAGCCTTGGGACTTTATTCGAGACCAAGGATTAAACTACCACCTAGGTAACGCACTTAAATACATCTGCCGAGCTGGACATAAGGACAGCAAGGAAGAAGATCTAAAGAAAGCCATTCATTATTTAGAGAACGAACTAAACCATCATGTCCTTATTGAGCAACCAAGCTATCGAGTTCCGCCGCGCTTACAATTTACGGAACGATTTGAGTTCACGTATGATGCAGAAGAATTTGATCGTTGAGGAATTCAAAGAGTTCATTGAGGCTGACCACAATATGGCTATGATGGACTTCAGCAGTCGTGCTGACTGTCTCAAAGAACTAGCTGACCTAGTCTATGTCTGTGCACAGTATGCAGAGAACATGGACTGGGATCTAGAACAAGCCCTTCGCCGGGTCCATCAATCAAACATGTCTAAGCTCGGTGATGATGGTAAACCCATTCGGCGAGGTGATGGCAAGGTATTGAAAGGACCTAACTACCAACCACCTAACCTGACTGACCTAGTATAATGCCTGAACTAATCTCTCGCACAGGGCGTGTCCAATCCTGGATGGACAACCCTGATTCACGCCTTCCAGTCTCCTGCACAGTCTTTGTTGTGGAAGATAGTATGGAAGGTCCTGACGGTATCGAAGCAAGCTGGAGGTTCGCCTCTCACGCTCTCCGTAACGGTGCTGGATGTGCCATCCACCTATCCAAGCTCCGACCTAAGGGAGCAACCACTAACAAAGGACCTGACACACTGGTTGCGTCTGGTCCAGTCTCCTTTGGTAAAATCTACAGCACACTAAATGAAATTCTCAGACGTGGCGGCACTTATCGCAATGGCGCTATCGTGCTCCACCTTGATCTTAATCATCCCGATGCTCTCGACTTTATCCAGGCTTCGCGAGCTGAGCTCCCCTGGGTTAAGCGATGTATCAACATCACTTCCGAGTGGTGGGCTGATTGCACCTTCAAAACCCAGCTTCTCTACTCCATCCGTACCGGAGATGTCTGGCTTAACAAAGTAAAATTCGACAAAGATGGAAAACGAATTAGAGGAAACGTCTGTCTTGAGGTTTACCTGCCCACACGAGGAACGTGTTTGCTGCAGCATGTCAATCTCGGCGCCTGCGAATTCGATGATATCCCAAAAGCTTTCAATCAAGGTATGCAAGAGTTGTGTGCCTTACATGGCTCAACAGGTGTTGGAGAAACTGGTGAGTATCTGGGACCAGAAACCGATAAGCAAGTTGGATTGGGAGTCTTAGGACTTTCCAACCTCTTGCGTCAGTATGGTGTCACGTATGAACAGTTTGGTCGAGCACTAGAACAATTCAACAATGGTGAAGTAATCCGATCCCCTGCTTATGAACTGGTCACCCAATTTAACACTGGCATTGAGCAAGCAGCCGATGTCGCTCGGGCTAATGATATGGTTCGCGCCTTTGCTCTTGCTCCGACTGCCTCATGCAGTTATCGAAGCCAAGATCTGGATGGAAATACTTGCACACCAGAAATCGCTCCACCTATCTCGAAGACTGTCGATCGCGACAGCGGTACTTTCGGAGTACAAACTTTCAGCTACGGAGATGTAGAGATTGCATCCAAGGTAGGCTGGGAGAACTACAAGCGTGTTGCCGATGGCATCATGCGCCTATATAATAAGACTGGACTTCTTCACGGGTACAGCTTCAATACGTGGTCTGATATGGTCACCTATGATGAAGCATTCATTGAAGAGTGGCTCGAATCGCCCCAGACATCTATGTACTACTCCCTCCAAGTGATGGGAGATGTCCAGGATAAGACTGATGCGTACGCTGCCCTTAAGGATGAGGACGTTGATGATTACTTGGACTCACTACTAAATGAACAACAGTGTGATTGCCAAGAATGACTGAACCAATTTACAACGAACTATCACGTGAACAAAAGCTGTTAGCTGAAATCGCTGTACAGCTTGGTAATATTTCCGAGGCAATCAACAACTTTACTGTCGGTGACCTGACTTTGATGGATCAAAAGATCACAGAGTTGGAGAACCGAATCGCACTTATCAATGCACAAAGCAATCAGCTAGTGCAACAAGTGACACAACCCACCCCAGACTCTGTAAGCGATGTTGTATCAACTCTTGGAATCCAATTACCACAATGAACCCGTATCAAAAACTAATGGCGCGAAAGCGCAAGTGGACACCAGTCCAGACAACTGCAGGTACTTGCAGGCAGGGAGCGGAGGAAACTATCCACCGTGCTCTTGCCTTGCGACACATGGAACTACCTGTGGGCGATTTTATCAATGAAGCTCTAGAGAAAGATGTTCCAGATCACGCGCGACAGTTACTACTCTCCAACGTCAAGGATGAGGAAAACCATGACCTCGCTCTCAATTACATTGCTAACGCGTATGGCGTGGATGAAAAGTGCGAGCAAGAGGCACTTCGACTTCAAAAGGCATGGATTGAGCATCCTGATCACACAATTACAAAAGCGATGGTTGCCGAGCGTGCGATTTTCTTCGTACTACTCCCCTTCTTTAGAGCTAACGGTGACGCTGGTATGCGCACGGTCTCTGCTGACATCTCCCGAGACGAACAGATTCACGTCGCGTGCAACTCGTTGGTTCAAGAAGAGTTGGGGCTCAGTATTTCACCCTCACTTGATAAGCTGAGGAAAGCCACCATGGCTTGGGTCCTCCAACCACTAGGTAGAAATACCGAGTCCAAGTTTTTGGACAAAAAATTTTGGATGGATTCCAGTGACCGCCTGATGTATGAGGGAAAAGCCCCAGAGCTTTCCTTCACACAGAGTGCGCGGATGCCCGCCTTCTTTGAACATAGTAATGTCAACCTCCCCCAATATGCTTAGTCTCCTAGAGACCAAAGGCATGCAAATGAATGTTCTTCTCAATGAGTTGAACGAAACCTTCCCACCCGTAAACCCCACTCCCTCAGACGAGCTACCCCTCATTTATTATAGGTCGGGTCAGCGCTCCGTGATTGAGTGGATCATAAATAAAATGGAAGAGAACTAATGTCAAGTTTTAACTATTGGATTGGTCTTGGTTATGCCCCTAACGTCGCACAGAAACTGGCTAAATCTAAACGTCAAGGTCGCCTGCGTGCAAAGGACGCGGCTTTCAGGGCTCAGCAG